CTGGGGGATCTAGCTTCCAATACAAACCTTGAATCCGTACTCCACTCACCAGGGAATGGTATATTCCCATCGTCTATATCCGCAATAACAGAACCAACATCAACCGATTGACCTTCCCTTCTTAATGGGAGGTTATCCATTTTAGTGAAGTCTCTACCGAAGAAAAGGCCCTGGGCGTGGATGTCTGCCAATATAAACCCTATAGACGGGATTCTTTTGCGTTTGGTCAGAGGGGAACCCAAAGCGGCTGCTAAAGCTAATTTCCCAGACTTCCACCTAGCCTTATAAGGGAGGCCAACACAAACATTTGTGGCGGCAGTAGCTAAGGTAATCTGTCCCCCAGAAACTGTATGAACAAAAGTCCAAGTATTAGATATAGACACAAGTGTCCCTACGTCTGCCCCAGCCGCCCACACAACTACTTGCTCTCCTTCTAAATGCGTCAATCCTGTAATAATTGTTGTGGCCGCTCCTGTGTAAATAATAAAAGAATCTGCTTGTTTGTTTAGGGCGGTTCCTTTGGCTTCTGATTCTTGTGCCCACTTAACAATATGACGCACAGGTGTGTTGAGTTCTACGGCAACTACATTATCAACTATAAGAGTTCCCCCGAATATCGCGGAGCTAGTAAAAAACTGTAAAAAACTGGTCGTACTTGTTGCGGTGAAGGTAAAACTGAAAGAGTCGAAAGACGATAATGTTTCAGAAAGCAACTCACTCCCACCAGAAGCAGCACCAACTCGCACGGTTCCGTTTACAACAGGCAAAGTATCAAAAGTTATTCTATAAGTCTGCCCCGAAACTGTGGCGATAATCTGTTCTGCTATACCAACGCCGGGACCATCAGCGAAAATGAGAAGTGCCTTTAGTGTGGGCTCGAATCGAATCCCAGCCTGTGCGCCACTTTTATCTGTCCACCCAGATATATCGGTATCAAATGTACCATTGGTGATAAGATTTGAGCCTGTTGGGCCTGTTGGCAGTCTTCTCTGCACAACATAATAAACATCGTCTTCAATGGAGTTCCCCGGAACAACGGCTACGTCTTCTATTAAACCAGAAGCCCCGTCAGACTCAACCTCATACCATGCCAAGATATTTTCTGTTGGGTCATTTATTAATACTGCCGCTACACCGTCAGACCTTACAAAGTGGAGCCTTGTATCAGGCTGGCGTTGAACAGCAGAACGAACAATAGATGGCTCTCCTATTTCTGGGACAAGTTGGGTTAAGTCTATAGACCCAAAGTCCACCTGCGCTGGGTCGCTTCGTAATGATAATTCATAGACCCTGGTTGCGCCCCGTTGAACAAATACTATGCGTTTATCTATCTTTAAAGCGTCAACATCTGCTGATCCTTGAGTAGACGCAGCTTTTAAGTTGAATGTAGTTCTTGTTAGTGGTTCATCTAAAGATGACGACCTAGCCGACCATTCAGCGCCTGCCCCGCCTGCAACAAGTCTTTCCACAGATATAGCCCATTTCAAAGTGTCTATAGGCCCAGAACCTATCTCTCTATTAATAGGCCCAGAGTCTCCCTCGACTTCTGGGTCAAAATTGTCAAAAGCGTCTGATACGGAATGCCAGAATTTACCTTTTCCAAACCAACACAACCTACCTTCGTGAAAGGTAACAGCAGACGGAAAACCACGTCGAGCAGACCAATCGCCTTCTGACCAGTCATCTGACGCATCAGTACCCCCAAACTCAGTTAGAACCTCTACATCAACTACGGTTTCACTTGTGAACCCAGTTACTCTAGCAATTCCCCTAATAGAACCTACCGTATAAGATAGTTCTAATTCTACTGTTCCAGATGTAAAGTCTCCGGTCTTTACGCCAACACGATAAAAAGCAATTTGATTATCTAACGTGTCGTCAATAACGGCTGTGCCGTTGCCTGTATAAGTAGGACTTTGATCTGTCCAAGGTCCTGTATTTGATGTAAGTGATCTTTGCAGAGTAACTGTAGCCACCCATGTCCCTGTCCGTATAACAGAAAAAATGCGGCCCGAACCCACCCCAGTAACTCTAATAGCACCAGAAAATTGGTTTGCTGCTGTTACGTTTTGTGTAACTCTTTGCCCATTAGAATTAACCCGGAATAGTGACCCGGCATTATTAGTTGAAGGAGCATTTTCAGAAGTAAACAATCTCCTTGAGGCTGTCAAGGTCGTATTACCAGATAATCCTCCTGGCGTAAGTGTAATAGGAGTAACATTCTCCAATTTGAATGGACCGCTATCAGAAACATAATCAACTACAGCCCAAGAACTAATAACAATGGAACTATCACTCCCTTTTATCGTAGAACGTCTTTCAATGCGTTTTTGAGCAACTCCATCAACGGCTACAAAAATAACATCCCCAGATTGGGCATAACGTATATTTGAAAGATCAGAAGCCGACCAAGGGGTCGGCAGAGTCAATGTCCCAGCAGGTTCAATAGTACATGAATCAACCAGTACCTGGCGTTTATTTATGTTAGAAAACTCCAGACCAAAATCAAGGTCAGGAATAACTCCAAAAGAATAGGTTCCTCTTTGTAATTCCGTTTCAAAAACAAGTTGTGGAAATCCAGCAATACCACCTACAATTCTGAATGTTACTGGCCCACGCTCAATAACAATCCTTACACCATGAAGAATAGATCGTTCGGCGGACGGGGGTGTTACGGTTTGGGTTCTAAGAGCCCTTGCTGTCCCATTACCCGTTAAACCCATAAACCCGCCAGTTACGAAAACAGAAGACGCCCCAGCTTCGTCATTATCCCCCCAACTTGAAAGGTCGGTAGTAAAATTCCCATTGGTGGTTTGTGATGTAATACCTGTTGGTCTGGAAACAAGAACATCATTAACCCATATTCTTAATAGAGAAGGGGTCAATTCATAAAGAGCTTTATCTGTAGAAGAGAAGACAAACTCTATTAGTTTAGCTACAGCATCAGAGGCGGTATTCCCGATATATTCAAGCCCAGGTCTCAACATCATCGACCCCAAGACTCTCGGAATCCAATTCCTCATTATCTCAGCAGAAAGTCTCACCCTTGGTATATCAAGGCGAGCCAACCCTAATCGTGAGATAATCCCACGATTAAAAGCTAGAACTGCGTGAGATTCAGAACTCATCCTATGAGAGACCCAGTAACACCGCCATCACCAAATGGTCCCCCACCACTTCTTCGTCTTCGGGCCCTAACCCAACTGCCTTGCGGGAAAAACTGAGTTGGTCCTTTCATTGCGTCCTTGGATCTGGCTTCTTTCAACGCCATGTCAAGAATCCCAACACGCCTAGTAATAAGTAAGGCAACCCTTTCTTTATCGCTAGTCCTCTTATGGACAATCTGCGAGGCAAGATAAGCCGCAGCGTAGTCTTGGAAAGAACCAGGCCAATTAGCAAGATCCCCACCAAAACTATTATCATCAGATACAAACCTGACCCAGATGACATCTAGGTCTGTGAATATAAAGTCTACTTCGTCCTGATAGGTTAAAAGGGGAGAGGTAAAGTATTCATCATTTGAGACCGCTGCCGTCCTAACCCAGTCGGAAGACTTCAGAAAAGCTCTTCTATATCCAAATGGAGGAGTCGTAGAAGTATCAAAAGTCAACTCCTGGGCCCGCATGGCAAACCGCCAGAACCCTTTCTCCAAGACTTTGCGTATAAAGTCATCGTCATACGCATCGTCCAAAAGAAATCGGGCTTCTACGGTATCGGTGAGGGCGTCAAGTCTGGTATCCCCCACCAACCGTAGGGCTGCGTTATAGAGTTTGAGCCTAGTTGTAGCCATTTAAGCCACCATCGTAGCCATTTTACATGGACATTGCTTTTCTGTGATCTATCAAGGCTGAGTCTGCTTCCATTCTGGAAGTTAAGTTGTTTTTAATAATAGCCTTGTCAGACAGACGTTGTATGGCCCATTGGTGATGCTGACCACGCCAATACACTCTATAGTCAACGTCTTCCTCTCGTATCTTTTCCGGCTCAAAGCGATGGATGTGTAAGACTTTTACACTAACCCACGTAGGACCGACACCACGGATAGAACATTCCGCCTCCCAAGAACCGTCTTCACACTGGACTCGTATATGCCCACCTGCTTTGGATATATTGGCTACGATTGACCAATACTCAGGTTTTTCCAAATCCTCTGTAGTAGTACCTTCAGGGACTATCGCTGCGTAATCTTGGAATTTTGTCTCTATAAAATGGAATCTCTCTCTAGCAAGTTTGGGATTGCCTTTTAAAGCTTCAGTCATAAAACCTCCGTTATTAACAATAAAATGGCGAGGCCGCACATACGACCCCGCCAGCCTTGATACATCCACAACCGACCTCTAGGCGAAGGCCGAAGATTTAGGTTGAGCTAATACGACCACTTGTACTCAAACTAGCTCCAGCAGTAGAAACGCTGTTTACTACACCCCAAAAAATCTCGGCACTTGAACCTAATGTCGTCCAAGAAATACTCAGTATCGCATCCCCTGCACGCATTCCCAGTTGAAGACCATCGGCAAAGAAATCTGCCTCCGAAACTTCAGTAGATGGATGCGAAGACGCATACATCCACACGGCCCCAGTCTGCATTCGCCACGGGTCTTCCCCGCCTCCGACAGCAGTAGATAACTGCGTACTTGCCGGTAAGCCACCAATGCGTGGGACCAACAGTCTTGGCGGATTGGAGGCAGTCGAAAGTGCTGTAGTTCCTGAATATGCCATAATTTAGCCTCCTGTTAGCTACGGGCCGAGCCGTCGCCACGAACAATGACGATACCCGAATCCTGAAGCAGTCTAGCGCCCATATACATGGTCGCCCGAGCATACGAGTAATCCTGCTCACCGTTGTACCCAACATCAGACTGTAATGTAGTCGTGTCTGCTGCGTGGCCGATTGCATACTTATGGTACATAAAGGACCTTTCTGCATTCGTTGCCTTTCCAGGCAAATTGGGGTGAGAGATAACTAGCATGTTCTTCCAACGATACGCCAGTGGCTGGTCTCTCCAAAGGGCATTGTCGTCTGCGCCTGCGAATGGCTTGACGTTTACAAAAGTAGCCTTTGAAAATTCCGGGGCCTGCTCAAGATAAGAGATCAGAGAAGGCGCTGCCAACAGAGTAATGTAAGAGTCCCATGGGACACTAGCGTTTTGCAGTAACACCTGACCGTGTTGGATAGTGTCTATGGTGGGGATAACTTCGTTCGCACCAACATTCACAGTCCCAGTGTTAAGCTCGTCAATAATCTGAGCATCAATCTTGCGATTCAAAACAGCCATTGTCGTCTCTTGCATAATTCGACGTTGATCGCCCTGAGAAGCAAAGATATTGAACCCAGTTTTACGGGCTAGGTCATGCCACTCTTGCATGGTTAAGGTTTGCTGGGTGAGGTTGTCTGCCCGAGCAGGGATTAATCCATTTACTCCCCGCGTGACAGCTTCGCTGCCCCCAGAGTCTGCGATGAGGAAGATCACTTGATTACCGCGTGTCTTCTCGTATTCAGTCGTCACCGTCTCGCGCAGCAAGGTAACTCGCTGCTCAAAGCCAGCTATGAACTCATCGCGGTATTGGCGTTGAAAAGCCGTATCAGCCATATTGGCCTCCTATAGCTTATAAGTTCATTTCGCCGTCGCTACGGGATGACCGATCCGGTGTACCAGGATGACCCTAATGGGGGCTGGCTGATACCTTACGGGGCCGTGTCAGGCACTCTT